TTAGTTTGTCAGTCAAAAAGCTGTATGACCTAGTACGGCGCAAGCAAGTGAACTCTTGGTCACCTGCTGTACATTACCACGTAGATTGCGGGCAATCATTTGCCTGCTTGTGGCCTTCCGTGTCTTCAGGGATGGGTAAAATCGTAGACCCTTATATATCAAATGAGTTCTATTGCCCACAATGCGGCGAATTAATCTGTACTAGAGGCCTCGATGGTGATTGTGTAGCCGATGCCTCCGGTAATGCCAATGTTCCATTAGATATAGAACTATCGGTTATTGATCGAGGTACAGTTCTTGATATTAAATTCGACTATCACACCGTATACGTTGATAACGATATGCAGTCGATTTACCCTGGATACAAACCGCATCTTGTCGACATATTGCGTTTTGATTTTAAACAAGGAAAAGTATTCCTGGTTCAAAAGAAGCGTACCCGCGCCGATATAGTGTCTGAAATCGAACCTAACATATCGTGCTTTTACTCAAAGTCGCTACCTTTACGATGGCTTGTAGCGACTCCAAATTGCCGATTAGCAGAGCATAAAAACGAGCTAAAGACTTTTGCTAAAGTGCTAAAGGACGCCTACTTTACTAAGTTATCTAAGAAAGTAGGCTACAGAGTTAAGCCTATTAGACAGGGTGTTTTGTTATCGTCCAAATATGGGGCGCTTGATAATTTGCTCCATAACCTAATTTGGAAAATGCAGGCGCCAGATGCACCAGCTCTTAACGATGTATTAGTTAAAGACTATGACACCTATTTTAGGCCTTTCGGATCCGATAAGGTGTGTACTTCAAGTATTACTGAGTTAACAAGCACCGGTACACCATTTATTAAAGCTCTAATACAGCTTTATGAATTGCCGGATAAGCGCTGGGTTCGAAGATTGCTGTCAATACGCCCTTTCTTTTATGTGAAAGTCATTAAGACGGCCAGCAAGATATTCAAAAGTGTGGATTATCAAAAGTCCTTTACAGACCTCGTAGCTGAAGAAGGTGGAGGCACAGGATATATTCAATCGTGGCCAATATGGAATAGCGAACAAGCCTTGCTTATGTTTACAAAGTTCCTATCCATCATGAGGCACCAATACGGTGAGCGGCGTACTCTACTGTTTATTAAAAATGCCGATTCCTATTCTGAAATTAAAGATACATCTGATATGTATCTCAGATTATCAAGAAGCAAGAAGAAGGAAGTTTGGGCTAGACGAATTCAGATTAAAGACCTGCACGACGAGATTGTGTGTTTATCTAAATTTGAAGACGCCGAAAACTTACCGGTGCAACAGAGTCTGCGTCATAAAAAATTAGCAGATTCAGTTGAAGGGCTAACTTTCAACGTGATCAAGTCAACGCACGGCATCATCCGATTAGGCGTGCAATTGAATAATTGCGTTGGTACTTATGTCGATAAGGTAAAAGCCGGAACGTGTGCTATCGTAGGCGTTTATAAAAGTGACAAGCCTGTAGCCTGTATTGAAGTTAATCCTAGCAAGGATACAGATAACTTCATTGAAATACACCAGGCAAAGTTAAAAAATAACAGATGTGTTAGCGATAACCACGATGTCAATTATGCTGTATGCCAATGGGTTAAAAAGCATAAATTACAAGTACCCCAATTTATAAGAGACATCCAATTTGCGAAGGGAGGAGCGATGTAATATGGATATAAATATCATCATAGCTACGGGCAGAAGTCGCTCCGCCCGTAGCTGGAAGTCTCAGAAAATGACTTGGAGTGCTTTGGCCAACAAATTGGCTGAGCCTACTGTAACGAACGAAACGGCTGCTGAATACGCCAAGATGTCTAAAGCTGATAAAGGCCAAAAGAAAGATGTAGGCGGTTTCGTAGGTGGTTATATCCCCAAAAATGGTAGACGGGTTAGAGGTGCCGTTAAGGAGCGATATTTGATTACTCTTGATGCAGATTCACCTAGCGAGGATTTTATTTCAAACCTTGATTTGGAACTAGGCGATATGGAATACGTGCTATACAGTACGCACAGCCATACCCCTGATAATCCTCGATACCGCATCATCATTCCGACCGATAGAGTGATGACCCCTGATGAGTACCAGGCTGTATCAAGACGCATTGCTGATGATATTGGTATTGAATCTTTCGATTC